CATAAATGTAGACAAAAATGGTATAGCTGACAAAGAATTAGCAGCATCTGCAACTATAGAAAGCGCGCTAGATATAGGTCCTTTTGATATAGCATTAAGTTCCTTCTCCTCATGAGATCTAACTATATGTGTCCTAAATCTACGATTACCATTAGACTGTGGCACAACAGGTGCTGCCATTTGTACATTCTCCCAATGATAATACATTGAAAAATCAGTAGTATTACTAGTAACATCACCACTCAATAAAGGTGCCAAGACGGTAATATATATTTGTCCTCTTTCATATACACGAAAACCTGTTGCAGCAGGTCCTATAGTATAAAAATTAGAAGGTGATATATATGGTATTGTCATCACTGCTTCAGTAGTACGAGCATCAATTTCAACACATGGTTGCATTCTTTTAGTGGTAATATCATAATTTCTAATTAATTCATTTGATGTATCAAAATTATCAAACTCTAATTTCATAGGTAAAAAATGTAATAATAATTTACCTTGTTGAAATGGTGTACAATTCAAACGTATTGTAACTACCAAATCAGCTCTAATAAGTCTAAAACCACTGATCTTATTAGCCCATAGAGTGTTATTAACCAAATAACTATCAGTACCAAAAGAATTAATTGTTGTACCTTCAGTTTGTGTATCTTGCCAAACTCCAGAATAAATGAGTAATGGTTTTTCTAAAAAATCTACTATAGTCTGTAATCTAATAGATATATCATCTTTAAGTACATTAGTACTATAGTCTGTCTCCACTATAGTAGCATCTTCTGTACACATTGTTGTTGAACAAGGAATTGTTTTAGAAGCGTCCTCACACACTTCGTTGTTTGTATTTAATTTATCCATATTTATATAACAACCTTATACTTAGTATGGTTAAGGCATATTAAACAGTATCTATAACTGAGTACTATACTAAGTCGGGATATATCCCAATTGCTTATTTTATGTGTAATTCACTACACATGCACGCTAAGCCAAACGTGCCTCATGGGGGTAATTCCCCCGTACGGCTTAGATATGTGTGTACCCTTCAAGTTTTCTTGCTTTATCGAAGCAAGCCTCAAAACTTGTGTACAACAATTCTCCATATCCCGCTTTACGGTAACTTTGTATAATGTTTGGGACATAAACATTAAACACATCCTCTCCATGATAGGATAAATCATATAACGCAACCTGCACATTACGTTTAAAATCATTAATTGGAACTTTAAGTTCAGTCCAATCTAGTGATTTTTGTATTGATGATACATCTAATGGTGCCACATATATACCATTAATTTTCTTAAACCCTCTTTTAATAAAATCTGAATCATCAATATGTGTGAGTCCAATAGGATTTATCATTGGATCAGTTTTATCTGCATTGGTCAAGGTAATACCTATACGCGATAAAACTTCTGCAAGATCCTTAGTGGTTATATCCTTAAATAACGGACCTACACCAACTAGTCCATCATCACCATAAGTTAAAATTACATAATTACG